AATTGAGGGATATTGATAATGGCAAAAAACTGGAAGCTAAAACTGATAAGGCAGTAGTAAATTCAAAAGCTGACTATCGAGCATTAATTAGAAAAGTTGTTAAAGAATTTGAACGAAAGCTAAAAGATAAAAAAATTATAATATCAAAACCTGGCGATTTAGCCGATATGGCAAAACTTGATTTGCTGATGATGGGTGAAGCTACCGAAAGAGGGGAATTAAATATAACCAATGCCAAACAGAAACTCGTTGATAAAATCAATAGCATTGCTAAGCGAGCAAGAGAGGACGAACCTACTAAATAGTCTTACTGATGAGGAAGCCGAAGATTTATTATATGATTGGTCAGTATGGGCAAGACCTCATCAATTGCCACCACCCGGCGAATGGCTAACGTGGATGATATTAACAGGTCGAGGATGGGGGAAGACCCGAACAGGTTCTGAATGGGTAACTGACCAAGCGAAAAAAGGAGCTAAACATATTGCCTTAATTGGCCAGACCAAAGCTGATGTTAGAGATACCATGATAGAGATTGGTCCTTCTTCAATCCTCAAGATATCAAACCCTAATTTCTACCCCAAATATGAATCATCTAAAAGGCGTATGGTCTGGCCTAATGGATGTGTAGGAACTATATATAGCGGTGATGAGCCAGACCAGGTAAGGGGGCCTTCTCATGACAGGGCATGGATTGATGAATTGGCAAAGTTTAAGTATCCTCAAAGTATCTGGAATAATCTAATGTTTGGCCTTCGTGAAGGTGAAGATATGCGTATATTAGTTACTACCACTCCTCGACCAATCCCCATTATAAAGAATCTTGTTAAAGACCCCAATACTATATCGGTTAGGGGAAGCACGTATGAGAATAAAGATAACTTGCCTAAAAAATACTTTGATTATGTTATTGCACCTTATGTAGGCACTCGATTGGGTAAGCAGGAAATTGAAGGGCAAATATTAGAGGATAATCCTAATGCTTTATGGAGTAGAAAGATAATTGAAGATAATCGAGTATCAAAAGCACCCAAATTAATAAGAATAGTAGTTGCGGTTGATCCTGAAGCTACTGCTAATGAAGCATCGGCCGAGACTGGTATAGTTGTTGGTGGTATTAGCGAGGAAGGAGAAGGGTATGTTTTAAGTGATGCCACTATAAAAGGTACTCCTGACCAATGGGGGAAAGCGGCGGTAGCTGAATATTTTAAATTTGGGGCTGATAGGTTAGTTGGAGAAGTTAATAATGGTGGTGATATGATAGAATATGTTATAAAATCCTGTAGTACAAATGTAAGTTACAAAAGCGTTAGAGCTACACGTGGCAAATACATAAGAGCCGAACCAGTGTCAGCTTTATATGAACAGGGGAAAATACACCATGTAGGATATTTTTCAGAGTTAGAAGACCAATTATGTGAATGGACTCCTGGAGATAAATCACCTGATAGATTAGACGCTTTAGTATGGCTAATAACTGAAATGATGTTAGATGAAGTTGGTGACCCTTATTTTCTTATTTTATAGTTAATGAATAAATATATTTGACATACTTAATTATCTATGGTATATTTTAATATATATATATAATTTATGAAAGGGGTGATTCAATATAAAAATAATATTACCCTTCACAGACCGAACTCTCGATATATCTATCCCTAAATCTACTGGTCGAGATGTTACCAACGAGAGCTACTGGGATGGATCATTTGTTGATATATTTTCGACCGGTGGCAATAAAAACTCCACAGAACAGCTAAAAGCATATCAGGGCTGGACTGGCGACTGTGTTAGTCTTATAGCTGAACGATGTGCAAGTATCCCACTACGGTTATACAAAGACAATGAGCTTATCGAGAAACACCTCTTTTACGAACTACTGCAAACATGGAATCCCTTCACTACTAAATTTGAAGGCAAGGAATTATTGCAGATATATTTAGATTTAACTGGCGAATGTTATATCTATGTTGTTAGAAATAGCATAGGCCACCCACAGGAATTATATTTTAGGCAGCCTGATAAGATGAGTCCAGTAGTTGAAAATGGAATTATCGACCACTATATTGAACGGGTAGGCCTATCCGAGAAGCGATACGAGGCGAAAGATATATTATATTTTAAATATCCGAGTCCGACCAATCCATTTAGGGGTGCAAGCCCTGTCCAACGAAAAGCCTATGCCTATGACACCGATAAATATAATATGATATATCAGCTAAATATATTCAAAAATGGAGTGCATTTAAAGCAGGTATTAGAAGCTGAAAAAGCTATCCCACCAGAGCAGGCAAAAAAGATATTGACCTTATTTGACCAGACTTATGGCGGGGCAAGCAATGCACACAAGACAGGGTATTTAGGCGGTGGTATGAAACTAAAGACTGTAGGCGTGTCTAATAAAGACATGGAATTTATGCTACTTGCTGAATGGACTATGCGACAGCTGGCCAGTGCTTACCATACTCCACCGCAGAAATTATCCCATCCAGAGAATACTAATCTTGCTAACATGACTGCACTCGATACAGCATGGAATAGAGAATGTATCTTACCACGTTTAGTCAGGCAGGAAGAATTGCTTAATACTTTCCTATTGCCGATGTATGGAGATAAAGGGTTATATTGTAAATATGATAACCCTGTCCCGGTAGATAACGAATTTAGATTGAAACAAAGGGAAAGCAATCTTAAAAATTATGTGATTAGTCCTAATGAGGCAAGGGTGGAAGATGGGCTTGATGAGGCTGAATGGGGTAAGTTGCCACTTGCACCGTTTAGTATTGCTCCGTTAGATGTGTCTAAACCAGCTAAGCCGAAACCTGAACCAGAGCCGGGCAAGGCTATCAAGGCGGTTAAATATACTGCTGAATATAAGAAACAATTTTGGGAATTATTTATTAAGCGAATTACTCCTCATGAAAACGAATTTAAAAGAGGGATTATCCGATTGTTTCAGGAACAGGAAAACAGAGCATTAAGGGCTTTGCGAAAAGGTAAATCAATAACTAAAGATGTTGATGACGTGCTTTCTATCACCCATGATGAAAAAGAAATAATGAAGTTTACAGAGTTTGCCTTACCACGAATAACCGAGATGGTCAAGATTAACGGTCAGGCTGCTATGGCTGAATTGGGCGTAGAAATAGCTTTTGATATAACCAATCCTAAAGTAATCAAGTGGATAAAAGATAGGTGCGGGTTGCTTATTAAATCTATTAGCGATACGACCCTTGAAAAGCTACGAAAGACTTTAGCGGAAGGTGTGGCTAATGGCGAAAGCATACCGAATTTAGCCGATAGGATTGGTATTGTATATGATGAGGCGAAGGGAAGCAGGGCGGTTAAGATAGCACGGACTGAAACTATTAATGCAAGTAATTCGGGAAGTTTAGAAGCATATAAGCAAAGTGGAGTAGTTGAGAAAAAAGAATGGTTAGCAACTATGGATGACAGGGTAAGAGATGAACACGCCGCTATGAATGGCGAAATTGTTGATATAGATAAACCGTTTTCAAACGGTGAAATGTTTGGAAGTGAACCGAACTGTAGATGTACTATACTTCCCGTGATTAAGGAGTAATAATGATAAAAACAATATGTAAATATTGTGGAAAAGAATTTAATACTCTTCCTTCTGAAATTAAGAGAGGTGGAGGAAAATATTGTAGTAGAGAATGTTTTCATAAAGATAAAACTATTGATTTAACGGGACAGAAATTTGGGAGATTAACAGTAATTAAGAAAATCAATAATGATGAGAAATATTTAACATGGTTATGTAAATGTGATTGTGGAAATGAGAAAATTGTTCGTGGGGATAGTTTAAGGGGTGGAATTACTAAAAGTTGTGGATGTTTAATTAAAGAAGCTCCGAATAATAGAATGAGATTAGATTATGGAATTGCAAGTATGCGACGGATGATAAATAATTATAAATCAAATGCAAAAAGACGAGGGATAGAATATAAATTAACAGAGGAACAATTTAAGGAAATAACTCAAAGAGATTGTTATTATTGCGGAGCGAAGCCAAATAATGCATATCATCAAAAATGGCAAAATGGAACTTATGTTTATAATGGAATAGATAGAATTGATAACACTAAAGGATACACAATAGATAATGTTGTGCCTTGTTGTAAAGATTGTAATGCTGCAAAAGGTAAATTAACATTACAAGAATTCAAAGATTTAATTAAAAGAATATATATTAAGTTATATAAATAATTTAAGAAAGGAGATATAAGAATATGCCAAAGAAAAATAAAGAAATATTTAAAATGTTTAGAACCGAAGTAAAGGCGGTTGATGATAAAGAAGGCATAATTGATATGCTTATACCGATGTCTACTGATTCGGTAGATAGAGCTAATGAATCTATTGACCCTATGGGCTGGAAGAAGTCGTTACCTGCTTTTAGAAAACGTGCTATTTTAGTTTCTTCTCATTCATACAATGATTTACTAAAACAAATAGGGGAATTTGTAGAAATAAAAGTTACCCCAGAAGGTTTATTGGCTAAACCAAAATATTATATAAATCAGGGGAATGAAGAAGCGGATTGGGGTTTTAAATTAGCTTCCAAAGGAATGGCTGCTTATTCGGTAGGCTTTATACCTGTAAAATGGGAAGATGGAGATGGTAAAAAGAAACCATTA